ATAAGAGAAAAGACAGACTCTTTTTTGAAAAACTGTCAAGACAAAAAAAAGATGACGAAGTTGTAGACTTCTTTGTTTCAAACTTTGTTTCTGCGACTGATCCATCATCCTTGTGGATTGGAGACATCATCAAGAATGGAAATGAAAAATATTTAGAATGGAAAAAGAAAAGACAATCTCTAACTTATGTTTTTGAATCCGATCTGCGAAATGTATTTGCTGGAAATAACTTTCTGGATTACCTGAAGATTGAAGGTGGAAAACATCCAAAAATATTAAAAGAGTATCTTTCTGGTAAGTTGACTTTGGAGACTTTAGTAATATTAGATCAAATGATCAACTACAAGAAAAAGTTTGATGGGGCACTAATAGATCCAATATGGGAATTGGTTTCTAAAAAAATAGAGAATTATTCTCCATTTTTAGTCCTAGAACTGGATAAATACAAGGACATCTTAAGAAAAGTTTTGCTGTGACATTTTTTGATTCTGATATTGTCCAGAACGAATTGAAAGAAATCGGATTTCTCCAGGAAAGAATATCTTCTACTATGCTTTCTTTTGAACACATGTCAAAAGAAGAGAAGCTAGAGCATATAGAAATGTTAGAGCAATTATTAGATAGACAAAGAGTTCTTTATGCAAGACTAAGTTTATCGGATGATCCCAAGGCAATTGAGATGAAAACTCGATTGGATAAATCAATGCAGTTGCTTGGGTTGGCCCCACATATGAAGATTGGTGATGTTTTTCAGAATATGACCAATCTCATACGAGACTCAAAACGGCAGTTGCAAGACGACTGAGCCTGTGCTATAATACTCTCATGGGCTTGGGAACCCTAAAGCCGCCTAAACTATCAATCGTATCAATCGTAACATGAATTTCAAAGATCTCAAGAAACAATCTTCCCTTGGTAGCCTAACTGAAAAGTTAATCAAGGAAGCAGAAAAGATGGGAGGAAATAATTCCAATGATAATCCTAATCTTTTTAAGCTAGAAACCGATAAAGCAGGTAATGGCCGTGCTGTAATTCGTTTTCTTCCAGCTCCCCCAAATGAGGATCTACCTTTCGTGAAACTGTATAATCATGGCTTCCAAGTCAATGGTCGTTGGTTCATCGAAAATTGCCCAACTACACTTGGAGAAGAGTGCTGTGTATGTCGTTCAAATGGTGAATTGTGGAACTCTGGTTTAGATTCCGACAAAGAAGTTGCTCGTGCTCGTAAGCGTAAACTGAGCTATTATGCCAATGTTTATATTGTGAGTAATCCAGCAGATCCTTCCCTAGAAGGTCAAGTTAAAATCTTCCGGTTTGGTGCCAAGGTATTTGATAAAATCAAAGCTTCAATGAAACCAGAATTCGAAGATGATCCAGTTATTGATCCTTTTGATATGTGGACTGGCGCCAACTTCCGACTTCGTGTAAAGCAAGTTGCTGGTTATCCAAATTATGATGATAGTGTATTTGAGTCACCATCTGCACTTCTAGGTGGAGATGACGAAGAACTGGAAGCACTTTGGAAGAGTGAACATTCTCTACAAGAACTGATTTCACGAGATAAAATCAAAACACCAGAAGAACTCGAAAAGCGCCTTAACTATGTTCTTGGCTCCAAGCCAGCTTCACAGGAGACACAAGAACAAGAAGCACATCTCGAATCTCTGATGCAATCAGCAGAAAGCGATATCATGAAGGAACTAGAAGAGTCATATTCTCGTAGTAAGTCTTCTAGTGTTGCATCAGAAACTGATGAAGATGAAGACGATGCCATGGCATACTTCAGTAAGCTAGCTCAATAATTCTTTCGGGGAGTCTTCTGGCTCCCCATTTTCTTATTCTTATGAAACTCAAAAACATCAAAAAAGAAAAGTTTTATAATCCAGTATTGGATAGTGATGGGAAGTTTCGTGCTACGATTCGCTTTCTACCTACAATTGAAGGAGATGAGTTTCCATGGATCAGTCTTTTTTATTATTCTTTTCTTGGTCCAACAGGAATTTTATATGAAGAAAACTCTTTAACAAACATTAAGAAATCAGATCCAGTTTCAGAGTACAATCAAAAACTTCTTGCCACTAATGCAAAAGCAGCAAAAGATGCAGTCAAAAAACAAAAAATAAAAATTGCTTATTATAGCAACATTTATGTCATTGACGATTCTACAAATTCAGATAATAATGGTAAGGTATTCATTCTGAAATATGGTAGAACTGTCTTTAGAAAAATTTTAAATGTAATGTATCCAGACATCGAAAAAGATATCGAAACAAATATTTTTGATCTACGAGAAGGTTGTAATTTCAATTACTATATTGAAGATAAAGATGGTTCTTATGAGTATGATCGTTCAAACTTCGGTCCAATTGAACCATTAGAAGTTAATGTTGAAGAAATCATGAATAATGCACATTCACTGTCATCAATGAAAGCACCAGATCAGTTTAAATCTTATGATGTTCTGAAGTCTCACTTAGATTATGTTTTAGGTGATTAAGAATATAGTCTGATATTGTCTCCTCTCTTTAAGGTTCTGCTCATATATTGAGTGGAATCTTTTTTGTATTTCATGATTTCTTCCATATCATTAAACACAATATTCAAGTACTGTGGCTTAAGAATAAAAATATTTCTTTTGTCGTCTTCTAGCTGATTTTCGTATTCATAATTTGTGATTGCAGTTAACATAGAAGCTGATGGCACCAGAATTTGACTTTGTAGATTATTGTCATAATATTCATAGAAATAATTATTTGATTGTTGTAGAGGTGTACTGGAAGTAAATTCAATAGATTCTCTTCCAGTAACTTGTAATTCAATTCCATTTCCTGATGTTGGTGGTGCTTCTGTGATGTCAATCTTGAATCTCACTTGATCTTCAATTCCATCTCCATTTGTATCTCGTCTTTCTAGTGATTTAATTACAAAAGAGCCATTAATTGCGTCATCAACTGCATTTTGAATTGTAATGATTAGATTTTGTCTTAGATCTAATATGTTTTGGTCAATGACTACTTCCACATCTCCCTGATAGATAAGTCTTGATATAACTCCAACAGCTTTATATCCTTCAACAAAACCATTTTCAGATTTCCACTGATTTGGCAGTTTGATACCTTTTGGTAGAATTAAATTTCCAATACTGTCTCTGATTTCTTGTGTTTCATAATGGTGTATACCATTGTACAGTTCATCATAAGAACCATACTTTTCGAGTAGTACCTTATCAAATATGGATTGTGGCAATGGCCATTCGGTTTGGATGTTGAGTATATTATTAGAAAGAAGAATTACCCAATCGAGTGTTTCATCGTTATAAATTTTGTATGCAACATTATCTGGTCTTTCGTCTCCAATGATCTTATACTTCGTGAAGTATGATAGATTTCCAAAAATATCCTCACGAAGTTTGCCGCGACGAAATAGATTCTTTGCAGTTGCATATTCTGAGATTTGCCTTTGATTGGGATCTCTACTGACATATTCAAAATCTGGAACTTGTCTGAAGTATGATGGCATTTTAGTAACCTATTTCGTTGTAATTTTTATCATAATCTTTAGATGTGACTGGTTCAAGTTCTTGAAATTGTAAAGAAATACTATATGATGTCATTGTTGCGGCTGGATCTGGAAAAGTCATATAAGTTCCATCTGGGGTGTAGTCAACATTACATGCCTGTAGTGCACATGTTTTTATTCTGTTCAATGATGGATGTGGATCTATTTCTCCTGCTTCTCTTGTTTTACCTCTAACATATTTTATTTCAAATACATTAGGAGCTTTTAAGAACAATTGACTGGAAGCAACTTTTACTGCCATAGCTTCTTTGAACGCTCTTATAATTCCTTTAACCACTCTGGCTTCACCGGAATCTCTGGGTGAAAGTTTAAATGTAAAATTGAATGGTCTTAGCTGTGGCCCCTGAAATAAAAGTTCCAAGTTTGGATTGACTACTGCTCCAGTGACTCTAGATAATAATCCTGTTGTCCCAGCAGCTTTTTGCGCTAATGATAGTTTTATTGCATTCTGCACACCCACATCTTTTATTTGTGAACTCATATATTCTAATATATTGTCGAACTGTTGTTGTCCGTTTCCTCCCATAATACTCATTGAAAACTGAGCAAGACCAAGATCCAATGGATTCACGCCAAGTCCATTCCAATCAACTGTGTTCATATCAGTTATTGATGGTTGTATTGGAAGACATATTGTTCCTTTTGGCACTTTTTGTGTATTTCTTCTTTCTAGTATCTCTCCAGTTTCATTATTTAATTTAAATTGTCTTGGTTCATATTGTATTATATTAAATTTTATGTAATCTTGGTTATTAGTTCTCAATGCAGTTGGATATACCCAAGGACCATTAGTGTCGTTGTAATTATCTCTTTGTCCTTCTTCATCTGGCACTAAAGCTCTATTTGAATCACTAAACAAATCAAATTGATCTTCTACTGGATCGGATCCTTGTGTAGGATCATTTTGCGCTGCCGCAGGCGACACTAATGTTGTTGTCCCAGCTCCAGTTTGAATTGTTAGTGATGTTGGTCCATTTGAAATTTGTCTGGCTGGAGTTGTAGCAGCGATAGATTTATACCCATTTAATGTTGCCATTCTTCCGGCAGAATTTGGAGGCGCTTCCGAATACCACTTTATTTTTACATCTTTTAAGAATGATTCTCCGTTTGAATTTGCTTCTTTGAAAAATGAATTGAATGCTGCAGATGGATTATCTTTAAATTTACCTTCTCCAAAATCTGCTGAATTTCTAGTTCCACTATATTGGAATAGTAATTCGTCCCCACCTAAAGTACCTGTTTCTTTTGAATATACATCTATACTGCCATTTACATTTGCTTTTACTACAGTTCTGTATGTGTTTCCATTGGCATCTTTTAATAGTGGAAATCGTTCTGTCGTAAAAACTGCTGGATCATTGGCACTGGGAATAAAGACTTGTGCCATCAGAACTCCCTCCACATAAGGGATACAACCATCTCAATTTTTCGTAGAGTATGAGACATTATCGTTTTTTATCTATTTATCTTCCAGAAATGAACACTGGAAAAAATGAAGGAACTTGTAAAATATATTCTAGTTCTTGAGGTTTAATATAATAAAACATTGACTGCATTCCTTCATAAGCATAAGTTCTGATTGGACTTTCGATGTACTCTGGATGCCGTTCCCAATGGTAATTGACTCCTTTCCAATATTGTCTACCTTCCTTCACAATTAAACTTACTGGGTGGACATCATACCACTGTCCTTTTGTTTTTGCGATATACCTGAAGGTATAGATTTTACCAGTTTCCATGGTTTCTTCTGTTCTACCAAGTTTAGACAAAATATCAATTAGGGCATTAAAATAAAAATTTGGTGATTGATTTTTTGGTAAACTATCAATAAGGTTCTTAAAGCTGTAGAACTCATCTTGTTTTTGTTGTAATCTTTTTTTTCTTTCGCTTAACTGATCCTGTACATAAGATCTAGGAGCTTCTCTTTGAAGTTTTTGTTCCTCAAATTTTATTTCTTCTTCTTCTCTTTTTAGTTTTCTTTCTGTTGATTTTGTTAGAGTTGAAAACCAAGTTCGTACTGTTCCAAATATATTCCAAAGTCTGCGAGCCTGATTACTTAGTGGTTTAAACATTATTAGATTCCAAGTTCCGCTTCGGTGATTACTTTGAATTCCATATCTCTACTTTTACACCATTCATCTGCAGCCGCCCACTTTGCTTGATTCACACTATAAGTCTTCATCTCATACAACCAATTCTTTGTTTTTCTTTTTGGTTGTTTTGGTGGGACAGTTTGCTTTTTTGGCTTGACTTCAATCACATAAGTCTTCAATTCTCCAGATTGCTCTTTGATTTTTATAATAAAATCGGGAAAGTATCTGTGAATTTTATTGTCCATTGGAGAACGATAAGGAATAAAAAACTCTTCAGATCCATAAGCGATGACACTTTCGTTCAGATCACACCAATTCATAAATCGTAGTTCCCAGGAACTTCTATAAACAATATTTTCTGTGTTCCCAATATATTTCTTTGGATTTTGTGGGTGAAAATATCCCTGAATGAAATTTTTATTCCCCATCTATTCCTAAATATTATATGCAGTAAAGCTATTTATAAATGGCAGGCCCAGAAATAAAACCATACAAGATGTCTGCGATTAAAAGCAAGTTATTGCAACCTGCTTTGACATCGAATTTTATTTGTGAGTTTTTGCCCCCAGGTAATGGAGACAAGGTTCAAAAATTTCTTCAGGAAAGAGTGAGTGCTGGATTTGAAGGTGGTCAGTATCAAGGAGATACACAAGAGTTAATTAGACTTTCTTGTTCGGATGCCACACTACCTGGATCCTCTGTGATGACACACGAAATTAATAATGATTACACTGGAGTGACGGAAAGACATGCATATCGTAGATCTTATGATGATCGCGCAGATTTTACCTTCATGGTTGATAGAAATTATTATGTGATTGACTTTTTTGAAAATTGGATTTCTTATGTTGTTGGAGAAAATTTATTGACCGCAACAAATCGAAACCAACCACCACAGGTAAGAAGATCATATAACTATAGAGTCAATTTTCCAGACGATTATAAGACAGATAATCTATTCATTACAAAATTTGAAAGAGACCACGACCGTTCAGATAGAGGAAGACCATTAACTTATCAATTTATCAATGCATATCCAATTAGCATTATGTCAATGCCTGTATCTTATGATAGTTCTCAGCTACTGAAATGTACTGTTTCATTTACTTATAGTCGTTATGTGCTATCAAAAAATTCGGCTCAATTTGTTAGTGAAACAGAAGAACCAACTGCACCTAACGGAATTCCAGAAGCTCCGTTTCCTCCAACAATTAATGGTATTCCAGTTAATCCAAATACTGGCAGACCCGATTCACCTCCGGCTCCAACCAGTTAAATAAATAATCACAATGACTCGATCATAAGAACATTATGCCATTACCAAAGATTTCTGCGCCAACTTATCATTTAACTTTACCATCAACTGGAAAAGAAATAAAATATAGACCATTTTTAGTTCGAGAAGAAAAGCTGCTTGTCTTGGCACTAGAAAGCGAAGATTCAAGACAAATCACCGAAGCAATCAAAACTGTACTAAAGAATTGCATCGAAACAAGAGGAATCAAAGTAGAAACTCTTCCGACATTTGATATCGAATATCTATTCCTTAACATTCGTGGAAAATCAGTTGGAGAAGACATTGAAGTTAATGTGATTTGTCCAGATGACGAAGAAACTACAGTTCCAGTAAAAATCAACATTGATGAAATTGAAGTCCAGAAATTTGATGGACACGATAAAAAAATTAAACTTGATGATAAGATCTATCTGGAGATGAGATATCCATCACTCGATCAATTCATCAAAAATAATTTTGATCTCAATTCTGCTGATGATATGGATCAGGCATTTGATTTGATTGGGTCTTGTATTGATAAAATTTATACCGAAGATGAAGTTTGGTCAACTTCTGATGTGACAAAACAAGAATTGCAAGAATTTCTAGATCAAATGAATTCCTCTCAGTTTAAATTAATTGAGAAATTCTTTGAGACTATGCCAAAACTATCTCATACAATCAAAATCAAAAATCCAAAGACAAAGGTTGAAAGTGAAGTAACAATTGAGGGATTAACATCTTTTTTCGTATAAGTCTTTCTCATATGGATCTGGAGAATTATTATCAGCTTAATTTCTCCTTGATGCAATATCATAAATACTCTTTGACTGAGATTGAATCGTGGCTCCCTTGGGAAAGAGAAGTTTATGTAACTTTATTGAAGAATCATTTAGAAGAAGAAAAACTAAAACAGCAACAATAAAATGCAAATTGGCATACCGTCAGGATTATCAGTAAAATGGTTCTCATTTAATCAGGTTGGCGAAAAAACCTGGATTATACTGAAGGCGAAACTTACTGGTAAAAAGCAACCTGACGGTAAATCATATTATTCTGAAGTCAGATTAAGTGATAAAGAAGCTGACACAATTATCAGAAACATAAAAAAAGATTCTCGTGGATTCCCACTTTTTGAGGAAGATAAGGCAAAAGATTTCGCGGAAGAAAATAAAAAATATCAAGAGTGGTTGGTTGAACAATATCTTAAAAATGAACCAGATATTCCTAGCCTAGAAGATCTTATTAAAAATATAAGAGAAGAGCCAACAACTCCCACTAGTGAACCAATATATGAAGGCACTCGTGGTGGTGATTTGGTAGATGAGGAAATTGACCCAGACTTACTAAAACTTATTGGTATGGAAGATGTCTCCGAAGGAGACTACGAAGATTATAGTGATCTGATTTCACAAAGACTGTTAGAAGGATCGTGGGCAAACGGAAAAAAGATATCGAAAAAACATCTTAAAATCTTACAAAAAGAATTTAATCGCGTAAAAGATAAAGTAGGAAAATTTAAACTAAAAAAATCTGGGAGAATTAATGCCACAAATGTCAGGGCAGCTACATCTCCCCCAAGAGCTAGAGTCAGACCAGAAAGCCTCACTGTCGAATCTCCAAAACCAACAGAACAGAAATCCGACGATTTACTAAAGCATGTAATATCAATCAACAGATCAGTATCAAAAATACTTGAAATACTAACAGAAAGAAGTAAGTTAGATAAAAAACGAGAAGATTCCGAAAGAAAACAAGCCGAAGTCCTAAGAAGACAAAAGAGAGAAGAATCACTAGAAACTGGAATTGGTAAAGTTGCATCTGCTGCTGCTGGTCTTCTTGCTCCAGTTCAAGGGATTCTTGATAAGATCATAAGATTTATTGTCTTTACTTTACTTGGAAAGGCATTTGTAAACTTTGTGAAATGGTTTAACAATCCACAGAATAAAGAACGAGTTGAGACCCTCAAAAAGTTCTTGAAGGATTGGTGGCCAGCATTGATGGGTGCCATCGTCTTATTTACTACTCCATTTGGTAAGTTTGTTCGTGCTTTTGTTGGTACAGTCGCAAAACTCACTCTCAAATTAACAAGATTTGCAATTCCAAAATTATTAAGTTTCATTGCAAAAAATCCAAAGACTGCAGCCGCAATTGGTGCCGTTGGTGCAGCTGCTGGTGTTGGAATGTATATGCAATCCAGGGGACAAAAACAAGATAAAGAATTGCAAAGTGCCGATCCAAATTATGGAAAATCGCCAAGTCCACAGAAAAGCATTTTGGACTTTGGTTCAATGAAAGGAATTTCAGCATTTAGTGGTGGTGGTCTAATTCCTTTTGCTGAGTCTTTTATGAATGGTGGATATGTTGATGAGAGTACAGGTCTAACTGTAACCGGAGCAGGAGCCGATACACAGGCAACAGTGCTGCAGCCAGGTGAAGTGGTATTCAGTAAGAAAGCAGTGGACTACTGGGGCGCAGATAGGCTTCTGGCGATGAATAAGATGGGGGGAGGAACTAACATTCCCAAATTTGTTAATAATGTTCAGATGGCACAAGGTGGTGGAATGATCGGTGGAATGATGCGAGGTATTGGAAGATTGTTTGGTTCCAAAACTTCAACCCCACAAACAAATATTAAGCCATCATGGCATGGTCCAGCACCAAATTATGAGTATAAATCCAGAGAAGTTCAGGCATTCTTGAGATCACTTAAAGTTGCGGAAGGAACTATAAAATCTAAAAATTCTTACGATACCATTTATGGTGGAGCAGAAGTTCCAATTCGTCAAATGACGGTAAAAGAATTGATTAACATGCAGATGTCTGATATGCTACCAAAAAGACTTGGTGGAGGAAGAGCACCTTGGCCAAGTGGCAGATCTAGAGCATCTGGAGCATATCAATTTATGCCTAATACTTTAAAACAGTTAATGGTGATGAATGTATTAAAGCCATCCGATAAAATGACACCAGAAACTCAGGACCGTGCTGCCTGGGAATTAGCAAAAAGAAGAGGAGTTACTTTATCTCAACTGAAAACACAAGGTCTTAGTCGAGGAATTTTAAATACAGTTGCGGGAGAATGGAGTTCATTACCAAACTTAGAAGGTAAGAGTTACTACAATCAACCAGTTAAGAAACCCGAATTACTACAACAAGTTTATAAAGAAAGCTTACAACTTGCTCCACAAGCAAAAATGCAACTACCAGGACCTCCAACAGCAAATCAAAAAATATCATTTGTCGATTTACCGCCAATTACACAACAAGCAAATCAACAAGTTGCTTCCTCTGGTGGTACAAAAATTCCACAATTTGTACCACCAGACTCTACTCAAGCTTCAATTAATGCTTCTATCTATGGTCTAGGCTGATGGCAAAAATAGACACAAATAAATTTATACCACAAAATAGA